CTCCAATGGCTTCTAACCTTGCACTTCAATCAGCCATTCAGGGTGGTACAACAGCTCCTGTACCTATTGTTCCTGCGGGGTCTATAATAGCTTGGAGTGGTTCTTCTGCCCCTTCTGGTTATCTTTTGTGTGATGGAACTGCTGTTTCAAGAACTACTTATGCCGCACTCTTTGCAATAGCAGGTACTGGGTATGGAGTTGGTAATGGGTCGTCTACCTTTAATCTCCCTGATTTAAGAGATAGGATTCCTTTAGGTAAAGGAACTAATAATAGTACGCTCGGAACACAGACAGGATCTATGAGTGCCTCTTCTGTTACAACAACAGCCTCAGATGGTGATGGTGATATTTCTTTAACTACAGCTAGTAGAAATGATACACTCGGGTCTGGAACTAAAGATGTATCTAGTATAAATATTGTCACTGGTGTTACACAAGCATCACATACTCATGCAACTACTATCCCAACCTCTGTAGTGAACTACATAATTAAAACATAAAGGAAATAACATGGAATACTATAAATTTCACATTGATGAAGACGGTGCCGAAACTGTGTATTGTTCATATCGAGATCTATCAAAAGGTAAGTCAGCTCCCCGATTAGTGCGATCTTTTCCTCTCGATATTATCGGAGAAAAAGAATCTAAACTTCTTGAGATGGTTCAGGGTGATATAACTGACGTTTACTATGAAGAATTTAATGGAGAGGTTAGAGCTTCTGAAGTAAAATGGTTTTTAGGCGATATAGAAAAAAACACAGAAGAAAACATTGATTGGATTAAGTCATTTGTTAAGTGTGCTTGTGTTAATGAAGATTTTGATGATTTGATTGCTCCACCGACTGTTGACCAGCAAGTAGAAGACTTCATAAAAGAATTTTTTGATGATGATGATTTTGAAAATGAAAAACCTCTTGAACAAAAAGACTTTTTAGCAGAATTTTTTGCGGAGCTTGAAGAAGACTCTGAATAAGGAAGTATAAATGGCATTAACTCGTATCACAACAGCATCAATTGGATCAAACGTAATCTCAGCTGATAAAATGCAAAACGCTGCTATCCAGGCAAGGCATTTTCAAACTGGGACAATTACGCTTGACTTACTGAGTTCTGATGCTAACGCAGCTGCATCTGAAACTCGAATTAATGCTAATCTTGATATTGTACAAGATAATGTTGCAGTAAACCAAACTGCTGTTAACACGGTACATTCTAATGTTCTGGCAGCAGAAGCTAATGTTGTGTTAGTACGTTCAAATGTAGACTCATTAGGAACTTTTGCAAATGCTTCTCTCGATACAAAAGCAAACGTATCTGCAACACTGTTTTTAGCACGCGCAAATGACCTTGCAACTTTTACTCATTTAACTGCTAATCTTGATATTGTACAAGATAACGTAGCTAATATTATAGACGGAACTACACCATTCACTGGTGCCGTAACAATGAATGACGATCTTACAGTTCAAGGGAACTTGACTGTCGCAGGTACTTTTGCCAACTTAGCTGTAACAGATTCTTATACAGATGATCGAATGATAATGTTAGCAAATGCGTTTACAGGGTCTCCTTCGTTAGATGTTGGACTATTATTTAACAGAGGCAATCAAGGTAATGCTGCTTTCTTCTATGACGAATCTGTTAATAGTTTTAAATTAGCAGATACTAAAGATCCAAATTCAAACACCTCTCTTTCTCCTGTTTCTTTATCTAACTTAGCATTAGGTAAGCTAAGTTATGATGGCACTGATCTTAGCACAGCTATAGTTGATAATAGATCAGGAGCTATTTCTTCAGTATTTGCAACAAACCTAACAGCTTCTCGTGCGTTATCTTCCGATGGTTCAGGTAAGATTGCAGCCGCAACAACAACACTAGTCGAGCTTAATCACTTATCTGGTGTTGGTAGTGCGGTTCAAACACAGATAGATACAAAAGATAGTATTGCTAATGTATCTTCTGCTAATCTAGCCCTGCATGCAAATGATTTTGTAACTTTTACCAGACTTAATGCTAACATTAACGTAGTATCAACAAATGTTGTAGCTGCAGAGACTAGAGTTAATGCGAATCTTGATGTTGTACAAGATAATGTTGAAGCAAGAAATACTCAAATAAACGCTAACCTTGATGTTGTACAAGATAACGTAGCGGCTCTTTCTGGTGGTGCAATCTTACTAACTCCTTTTTACAATGTAAATACATCTTCAGGAAGTTCTAACGTATTCTTTTTGGGTAAGCCTGTAGGCACACCTGATAACGTTATATATGTTGCTATTGACGGTGTTGTTCAAACTAAAGATGTACCTGGTACTTCAAATAATGACTTTGTTGTAACAGTAGCAAATAATACAATCGCATTTACAGATACTAGCATCCCCGCTGGCTTAACTATTACTACTCAAATCGTATTCTAATGAGACAAATAAAACAACTTACTACTGAGCTAACATTTAGATGTAACGCTAAATGTCCTGCTTGTCATCGGTGGAAACCTCTTCGTGTTAATTTAAATGATCCTCAATACACTATTTCTTTAGAGCGTTTTCAACAACTGTTTAATCCGGAGTTATTAGATAATCTTGAGTGGTTAGTTCTAAACGGTAATTTTGGCGATTCTATTATGAATAAGCAGTTTCGTGAAATCATTTCCTATGTTAAATCTCGCGGAACAAGATTACTCATACATACTAACGGTGGTATTCATAATAAAGACTATTGGAATGATGTAGGCAATATTCTAACTAAAGAGGATATCATAAATTTTGATTTAGACGGACTTCAAGATACTCATCATATTTACAGAATTAATACAGAGTTTAATAAAGTTTTAGCAAATGCTAAAACTGTTATAGATTCTTCTGCTGCTCAAGTTCATTGGAAGTATATTGTTTTTGAACATAATAAACATCAGGTAGAAGAAGCACGTAGAATCGCCAAACAAACAGGGTTTACTACCTTTTCTACGGTCAAAACTTCTCGTGATGTTTTTGCTCCTAAATCAGGACAATTTATTCATTCAAAAAAGACTCGTGAATATGAGCAGGCTGAACGTAAGATACACTGTGTATGGAGTGATTGGGGTAAGTGGTATATCTCTCCGAATGGTTTAGTATTTAGGTGTTGTTGGACTGGTGGTCATTATTTTGATGAACAAAGTGATCGTTTTTATTATCCTCCAGAGTTTGAACGATTATTTAATGGTTTTGAGGTTCCCATTCAAAAAATTATACAGTATAATTATTGGAATAAACTTCAGCAGTTTTTGCAAGGATATGATAGATCATTTAAATTGTGTAAATCACAATGTGGTAAGATAGTGTCATCTATTGAAAAAACTGAAGAAAATCTAATAACAGGTACTAAGGCAAAAATAGATGCTAGTAACCAATGGGGTAATTAATGAAAACAGTAAGCAAAATTGGAAAATTTAAATTTTTAAGATTCCCTAATCAAGGTATTAGACGTAATGAGAAGATTAGAAAACTTGCTACTTCTGGAAAATTAGGATATTCTACTCTTGAAAGTTATATTAGTAAAGAACGTAAGCTTGGGTACCCAATTAAGTACTCTAAGCCTATTGGTTTTAAAAGGAAATAAGATGAAAAAAGATGGACACACAGACGTAGCTTCTTCTCTTAGAATGTGTAAAACAATTATTGAAGACGCTAATGATATAGTCAACGCATTACCACAAGATATGGAAGCATCACTTCCAACTTGGTGGACTAATAAACTTGCTAAATGTTCTGCTATGATGAACGGTGCTCGCGATTATCTAGTATATTCTACTGATACCCCTTCACCAACAGCAATGCCGTTTACTTTAGAAGAAGTTCCAGCAGATCAAGTTGTTGTAGGTGATTTTAAAAGCAAGCATTTTGATATTTGTCCCTCTGCTGTGGCTTTATATAAAGATATTGAAGTTTCTGATGAAGCGATTGAATCTGCTATGCTACATGACATGTTATTTAAGGTAGAAAAGAAAGCAATTGCTGCTGACATGGCTACTCAAGAAGAGGTTGATAAAACTCAACACTACGCTGATATGATTATGGAGTTAGCAAAAGAGATGAATATGGTAGATGAGCACGACTACGTAGAAGATGTTCATATGGCAAAAATGAAAGAGTTAGCTGATAAAGATACTGAAGAGGAAGAGGATGACATGCTTCCACCATCTGCTAAAATGGTTCTTATGGAGGACTGTTAATGCCTCTTAAGCGCGGTAAGTCTCAAAAAACCATATCAACAAATATTAAAGAGCTAATGAAAAAACCCTCAAAAGCTCGTGCTAAAGGTGTAAGAACCCTAGCTAAAAGGACGGGTACTACTACTAAAGAAGCCCAACGTCGGCAAGCAGTGGCAATAGCACTTAGCTCGGCAGGGAAGAAACGTAAAAAATAAATTTTGACATATATCTAAATATCTGTGAAAATACAACATAAA